AGTTAACCAACCACCATGGTTGTCAATACCACTATCATAGTAGATATCATAATCTACTTTACGATGCGGAGGACCCATACGATTTTTAACTACTTGTACATTTGTTTTACTTCCTACTACCTGCTCAACGCCATTAACTTTAGCTTTAATCATTCCGGTATTCTTTAATCTCAATCTTACCGAAGCATGAAATGGAATAGCTTTACCTCCTGCAGTTGTCCATTGATCCCCAAATGATACACCTAATTTAGTTCGTAACTGATTTGTGAATATTAGGCATATGTTTTCTCTAGCAATCCAATTAGTTACCTTTCGCATAGCTTTAGATAATATAATAGATTTTGAGGTTGCATAACCATCTTTATCATATTCAGCAGCCATTTCTATTTTAGTAGAAGCACCCATAATTGAATCTACTACAATTGTAACGAGTCTAGATTTATCTGACTTTCTTACCTGCTCAACAATTGTTTCTATAGTTTCAAAGATCTCTTCAATTGTTTCTAGTGGTACATACAACATAGTTTTTAAATCAACTCCAATAGCCGTTAGAAACTCAGAACTAGTTGCGGATTCAGTGTCAATATAAACTGCCAATCCGCCTTTCTTTTGAGTTTCGGCTAATGCGTGTGAAGCTAGTAAAGATTTACCTGATGCTTCTAGACCTGTTATTTCAGTGATACGACCTACTGGGAATCCTCCGTTCGGTCGATTTGAAATTGCCAAATCTAATGTATCACAGCCTGTTGAGATCCAATCGGTAACATTGCTAGGCGAATCAATATCGCCATCTAGGAAAAATGCAGTTTTTAATGATTGGCCTTTGAATTGTTTGTTAATACTATCAGCCAATGTATTTGCTAAACTATCTCCCAGTTCTTGTTTAGTCTTAGAACTCTTTGCCATAAACTTTTTTTCTTATTATGAATTAAATAAATCATTGAATGCTGATGCTACGTCAGTAACCTTTTCGGTTTTAGTTGTAGTTTTAGATTTTGCTGGAGTAGATTTAGTATCCGAAGTTGCAACTTCTGCTTCGTCGGTTGTACTAGCTACATCAGCATCTGCATTAGATGGATTCATCCATTCATTAAGAGCTTGTTCTAGTTCTTGGTAGCTTGGCTCAGGAAAGATGTCAGTTATTAATGGTTGATTCATTATTTTTTCTGCAACTGATTTATCTTCTGTAGCTGGTTGTGTATTCGGTTTAACACGAATCGTTGTTTTTGGAAATGTCCCAGCAGACTCAGCTGGAGTAAACTCTACATCAATATCACGACCATTCATCAAATCAGTGATATCACCATAATCCGGATCAGAAATAATTGATAACAATTCAGTGTAGATTTGTTTTCCAAAGCCCCAGAATTTAACGCCTTCTGATTCTTTTCCTCTAATAATAACCGGTACATAAGTTCTCATCTTAGGTTCGATTTTACGACCCATGATCCACTCATCTTTATCACCAGTTTTCTTAAGTTTTTCTGCAAATTCTACAATTGGATCTGAATTACCAAATGTGATAGGAGATAGCATTGATTTTTTGCTAATGTCATAATGAAAATACAACTCAAGAAATGGATTCTCTTTTCTGTGAATATATGGTACTATACGTACTCTCGTTTTACCATTTTCTGGTTTCCACAAATTGTTTTTCTTTTCATCACTTTTGTTTAATTGGTTAAGTTTCGCTTTGATAGCGTCTAAATTTAAAGCCATAATTGGTCCTTTTTTTTAAGTTATTAATTTAGTTATTTATTAATTATATTATAGATAATTAATTCGTTAATTCAAAGTTAATTGAGTAATTTTTTATGTAAAGGAGATTATCATTGATAACCTCCGTTATAGTAATTAGTTTAATCCTGGGATAGCTACATTTACCAATGCACCTTTCCAATATTTCCAATGTTTGCCTTTGCTTGTGTTTTTATCAAATTTAGATTGGAAGTCTAACCAATTTGTATCAGTAGCAGCATTCATTAATTTTTTTATTTCTTCAAGACTAACATCTTTAATTTTCTTTTTTTGGCTATCATATATAGTCCATTGTTGCGCTCGTCCATCTATTGAACTAACATAGTATTTCATGGAATTGCTATATGCTCCAGTACCTAAAGAGTTTGTTTCTTTTTGTGGATAAAATGCTACCTCAAATCTTCTATCTTCATCATCAATATCAAAATAATCTAAACCAATTGCATCTAGATCCCGTTTGAATTCATCTGTTTGATCGGAATACGCATCAAAAATCTGTCGTGGAAAAATTCTATCATTAACGACATATCTATTGTGTTTAACATCAATGTTGTTTGCAGCTATGTTAGGAACATATTTTTTTAACACCGCTAATAGTTCAGGCAAGCCCTGAGATAAATTAGTATCTGCTTCGTTCAATAAATCTAATAATTTTATCATGATGATATTCTTTTTAATATAAATATTATTACCAAGAAATTTTCTTAAAAAATACTAAGCTAATTACTCGATAACCGTTATCGGTTGTTAATATAAATGAATTTTGATACTGCGTCCAATCAATCTGAAATGATTTATCTAATACTCCATTATTAACGGCTTGTATCACTTCATTTAATGCATTAACTGTGTATAATGTATTAGTTTCTTTTTTTCTGTGGATGCTTATAGTATTTTGACCTCTTCGATTAGAAAATGATGCATTATATGTGCAATACAGAGTGTTTGGATTTGTCTCTGCTGCAAATATAAAAATACGACTTTCTGGTATCTCGTAGTTTTGTTGTATGTATTCGGTTACTATATTTAAATTAGCTAAATGTGCAAATGTGCATAATAATTGTGTTTTCACCCATTATCCTTTATATTCTACTTTTGTTAATGAGTCTTGCGGTGTTGCACTAGCTGCAGTAACCGGTGACGAAATCAAAAATTTACTAGAAAATAAATCTTCCAATGCTTCAAAATTCATTGATTTATCTAAAATAATATAATTTTTTGATTTTCCAACTGCCATCAAGTAATCCCACTCAGACGAATTTGCATAATATAAAAATTCAACCGTTGCTAATCTAGGAAGTAATTCTGTCATATTAAATATGCCGTCACTATCAATACTAGGTTCTGCAACTTGAGTTTTTATATCATCAGCATATCCTCTGTATAGATTTTTTAATGCAGCTGCATACACGTTAACAAAATCGTCTCTTGTAATATATTTTTGTGAAATAAATTCTTTAATTTTTTGATTGATCGGAGATACCGATTGCTTGTAATATAATTGTTCGTTGTATTGTCCCCAATCTAGATCCTGACCTGTATTCTGATTGTATATTTCGGATAATTTAGATACGATAAATTTAGAAACATCATTTCCATTACCATATCCAGCTTGTCCTCGCAATCTAAAACCGCCTGCAACTGATACTTTCATTTCTAGATTTTTATCGTATACACCAACGTCCCCAACTGTTGGAACATGTCCTCCTTGCAATGTAATTCTTAGATAATTTTCTCCATTGCCTACAGTTACGCCGCCCGTAGTCGGTTTATACGTATATAACCACTCATCAAATTCGTTTGATAAATTAACTTTACCACTTATACGACCTAAATTCCCAGTACGACCCAATTCATCAAAATCAACTTGATTTACCGGATTCATTAATAATGATTGCAACTGATTGTAACTGTTTAACTCAACTGCTTTATCAAAAATACGTTTTGCAGTGATCGAATCGAATCCCTTTTCTTGTTGTAGTATTTTAATTATACTAGATTCTGATGTTGCACTATCAATTAATCTAGAAATATATTGTATTAGTTTATCTGGCAATGCGGTTGATTTAATAACAGTGATCAAATCTTCTTTAGTATAGCCTTCTAAAAGTAATTCGCCGTTTGAGTTAATAGTTTCTGTTAACGCGATTGATGGTGTATTAGATACATTTTCTTCATGCACCGATTCATGTAACTCCAATTCAGTGTCAATCGGTGCACCATCATATATGCCCATGGCTTTACTAACTATGTTCTTAGCCTCTGACTCTGTTATACTAGTTAGTTCTAATAGTACATCTTGTAGTACATTGTAATCTTGCGATGTTGTTGGGTAGCCATGGGGCAAACGGAACCTCCATTCCGTTATAATAGAGTCTAAGGTCATAACGCGATACTATTCATTTTGTTATAAATATTGCCAACGCTCGATTTTATAGGAAAATTTCCTTGCTGCATTATATTTTTTACTGCAGGTAAAACAGTTTGTGCTTCATGCATCGGAGTATCGAATAAAAGCGAATCATAAGTATATAAAATTAGCTTGGTTTCATATGGTTTTAAATAGTCCAATATACCACGCATTTTCTGAACTGATACTTCTGTTTCTACTGCCTGTAAATAGTAATTGAATAGCTTATTTGCAGTCATGTTTTCAACACCTTCTGCAAAAATCTTTCTTTTTAATATAGGAGTTTCGATGTATTTTTTAGATTTCCAAGTTTTCCATAAATCATATACTAATGCATTAACCTTTTCAAAAAATGGAATAGATAAAAATTCTTTATCAATGCCACCATACAGTAAACGAAAAGATATTTGTTTGCTCTGGCTGTATTGTTCTTCAGTTAATTCTGCAGTATCAAAATAGAAACGCCCAAAGTATTCATGAACGGATCCCGCAGGTAATGCATAACCAATTAATCTAGCAATTAATCTTATATGATATGCATCAAAGTCCATTTCAACTAATGCGCCATTATCAAAACGAGAAATGAAAGCTGCGCGGGTACCATCTTCTTTATTCATAGCTGCAAAATTGAATCCGCGTGCTGCATTACTAGGTCGCCCAGTTACTGTATGATAATTATAATTTGAATATACAAAATTATCCGACACAATTTCTGGCATACGAAATTCTTCTGTTACTCGAAGACCTGCTGATTCAATTTGTGCAAATGTTTCTGGATATAATGAATTAAAGCGTAAATATGAATCATCTAATTTCACATTCATACACATTGGCCAAGCATAGTGTCGTACTTTCTGACACATTGCTAAATGTTGCTGTAAAGGAACTATGGTATTAACATATTCCATTCCAGGATGTCGTCTCCAATAAAATTGATGAGCTGTGGTATAATAATGAGTTTCATCATAGGCTTCTCCGTATGTGTACCACCACAAAGTTCTAATATCATATACGTTGGAGTTTCCGCCCAACTGAATCCATTGTTTCTTATCTAAAACAAATATATCAGTTAATTCTAAAAAGCGGTGTAGATGTTCTGAAAATGAGGTTATTTGTTCAGTATGCCGAATTGGAATAATCCGTTCAACCGCATCTTCAGTATATATGTATATACATGATATTGAGTTATTAGACGGATGGGTTGTAGGATTGCATGTTATAGGAACTAGTAATGTTTTGCGTCCTTTAATGTACTCAAATACACTATCTATTTCTATAGTATGATCCGTTAGCATACTATAATATTATGAAATTATACGCAATAAT